CAGTTCCAGCAGGATGGCCGCGGCGTGCTCGCGGTTGAGGGCGTAGAGGTACACGCTGAACGTGCCCTCTACGGTGGTGAAGTCGACGGGGAACAGGCGCCAGGTCCGGCCCTGCTCAACAACTACAGCGGCAAGGGTCAAAGCCTGGCGGTCCATGTCAGACCACCTCTTCCAGGGTGGCGACGACCTTGTAGCTGTGCTCCAGGGCAGTGGCCCCCTCGCTTTCCAGCTGGATAACCTTGTTGTCGAGCAGGCGCAGCAGCAGGGTGGTGGCCTGGTCGCTGTCGATGGCCAGCCGGCTCTGGACCCATGCGGCTTCGAAGCGGCCGGAGGCAGCCTTGACCACGATCACCTGCGCGGCTTCCTCGTAGGTGAATTCGCCGAACTCCTTGCTGATATGGCCAGGGCCGCTGTCCTGCTGATTGCCGGTATCGTTCCAGCATTCAGGATCGGCGCAGCTTGGGCCGCCGTGGTTTCCGTCGCATTTATGCGGGGTCTGCTGTTCGGCCAGCTCCAGCTGCTGCTCCTGCCGGCGGTCAAGACCCATACCCGCGGCAATCTCGGACGCGCTCAGCGGCAGCTCCTTCTGATCCCGCTCAGCGCGGATGCCGTCGACGCCCTCAGCGTAGTCGTTCGGAGCCAGCACAAGCAGGGCCAGCTTGCCCGACAGCTTGATCAAGCCGGAGACGTTAGGGTCTTGGGCATCCACCACCCCAGTGACCGTTACGTTCTTCTCCTTGAACTTGGAGTCCGCAATCTTGATCGGGATGGTGTCGACGCTGCGCGAGCTGATGATGCCCACCGCCGTCCATACCACTTCCTCGGCCTGCTTGGTGATACGGTCGATCACCTCCTGCTGGTCGTCCTCGCCCAGGCGGCCGAACGGCACCTTGATGTTGCGCAGTTCGAAGAGCGCGGCCTCGACCAGGTCGTGCACCATCAGCTGGTGCGCCAGCACCATGGGTTCAATTCCGTGCAGCTTGGCGCGTTCGATCGCTTCGCGGTGTTCTACTTTCATGGGTATTCCTCATTGTCCTGCGATTTTTTCGAGCGCCGACTGCTGGGCCGGGCTCAGGTGGGTGCGCGGGCCGTGACGCTTGAAGTTGGCCCGCATGTTCTCGGTGAACTCAATTTCCCAGGCGGTGGACGCCAACAGCTCGGCCGCCGCCAGCAGGACGCTGAATTCCTCGATTGCGCCGTAGATTTCTTCGATGCATTGGGCGGCCATGGCTGGTTACTCGCGCTGTGAGCCGTAGTCGGCGGTGGACTCTGGCTCGAGGATTTCTCCGGTGGCCGTGTCGACGCCTACCGACGGCTCTTCCGGCGCCAGGTCGTCGATTACGCTGTATTCGCCTGTCAGCACCGCAGCGTTGTCCTGGTCAAGGCCGGCTTCGCCGCGTTCGTCCAGGGACACGGCCATCTGCATCTCGATGGACACGGGCAGGTACTTGAACAGTCGGCGAATGGCGGTCTTCTTGGCCATTTCGTCGAAGTGGGATACCCAGGGACCATTGCTTCCGGCCTTGCTCTGTTTGCGCACGGCCTCGATATCCATGCGCGACATGACCTCGAACTGAACCCCGCCATCTTTCAGCTTGGCGACGGCGTAGACGTGGGTCAGCTGGCCGCGCTCGCCGTCGGCCGGAACGTGCTCGATGGTCTCGTCCAGGCCCAGGCGATAGTTGAACTTGTCGTTCTGGTGCACCGACCGTGCGGTCAGTGACACGATCTGCCCGGACCGGCGGGCCAGGTCGATCATCCCGCGGTAGCCGATGATCAGTTGCACGTTGGCCAACCCATCCTTGGCCTTGCCGTTACCGAAAGGCAGTAGGTAGGAGTGGCCCAGTGCGCTACCGGGCTCGAGGCCGAGCTGGGCGCATTGCATGATCGCGCCCAGGAAGCTTTCCTGGTTGCACTTGGCCAGGGCCGGAACCTTGCGGATCTCAGTCAGCGCAATGCGGGCCATACGGTCGGCGGTCAAGTGCCGGGGCAGGGCCAGGGCCATCTGCGCCTTGATCTTCGGGTCGGTCATCAGGCCGGCCAGGGTCTTAGGTTTCTGCGCCTGGGTTCTGCTCAGGTCCGAGGACGAAAAGGGGGGCGAGGTCAATGCTTGGTCGTTCACAGTCGTTCCTTGGCCCAATAGGGCAGTGAGATTGTTTCAAGGCCGGACCACTCGCCGGTGCGCATGCAGTCGGCGTAGGTGGCCAGGTTGTTCTGGTATTCGGTGCGGCCGATGGCCTTGCCCTCGGCATCGAGGGTGAACAGGCGGACCGGGTACTTGCCGCACTCGATGCTGGTGCTGATCACCAGGAAGACGAAACCCTGCAGTTCCTCGCCGAAGTGAGCCGCATAGCCGTCGCTGTAGTAGGAGTCCTGCACGTGATAGCGGTAGTCGTAGAAAGAGCGCTCGAACTTGCGCATATCGGCGGTCGTCTTCACGTCCAACAGCCACCCCATGGCAGGGATGGCCTTGTCTGGCCGGCAGCGGCACAAAACATCCTGGGTCGGGTCATTCCAGTAGATGCTGGCTTCGACGTCTCCCTGCGCCTCCAGGAGCCATCTGGCGTGCGGGTGGGCCATGACACTCTCGCGCATCAGCGCAATCTTCCGGCCTTCCTCGGGCATCAGGATTTTCTGGCCGGTAAGCCCGGCCTCGAACTCTGCCCAGCGATCCTTGCCGGCCTTCGTGTTGCGCGGCGAGTCGGCGGGACCGACGGCGAACTCGGCGGCGTAGCGCTCGGGCTCGAGCAGGTAGGCGTGGGTCGCATCGCCGACGATCAGGGACGACTTGTTTTCATCGTCCTCTGGCGCCGCCTTGCCCCACTGGAACAGGGCCGGCGACTTGTTGATCAGGTCGAGCTGGGATTTCGAGACGCCCGGGCCGCCGTGGTAATCGGCGTTCGGCAGGCCCGTGTAGTAGCCCGGGGCGGTCATGATTCCCCCCGGGCGGCGAGCATGGCGTCAGCTATCCGGTAGGCATGGTCCGCTATTTCTGGCCCAGTAAGCCCCCATGTGTCGTGGTGGGAGCAGATCCCCTGCATAGCCTTGGCTGCGAAGTAGTCGTGCAGGCTCATGCCCGCCGCCGGGCCGTATTGATTGCTGTCGCTCGGAAAGGCCGGGCCGCCGTTGTTCTCGCTCATGCTGTTCACCGTGTAATGAGATCAGCCAGTCCGATCAGCACCAGCCAACCGGACCAGCCAAGAAGGGAAGTTGCAGCGCCGCGCCAGATCAGGCGGCGCCGGGAGCGCTGGCGGGTGGTCATGGGCAGCACCGCTCGCTGCCGCCGCAGAAGAACCCGCGGTAATAGCCGTCGTCGTAGTTGACATCGCCCCATTCCCCGCAACTACATTCAGCCTGTTCAGGGTAACGACCCTGTGCGGCCTCATTTTCAATATTGCGCAGCCGGCGGCGCTCACGCTTTGCCTCGGCAGCACGAATGCGGGCGGTGTCTGTTGCATCAAAGCGGCGATATTTCATGGCATCCTCGCGATGATCATGCCGCGGCGGATTTCGATCCGGAGCGGACGGGGTAAGTCGGTGACCAGAAAAAAGCCCTGCGATTGCAGGGCCTTAGCCAGTTGTTTTGCAGTGCGGCAGATTATCGTCATGGCATCTGACTCCCGAAGCGTTCGGCGTTGCTGCGCTCGACGATGCGGCGCACACGCTCTGTGTAGGTGGCGTCCTCCACGCTGCTGATCACGCCCAGCGCCCGGAAGATCAGAATGGCGGTATTGGCCGAAGCCTGAACCGCAACGGGCGAGCACTCCGGATCAATCAGGCGCCCGATGTAGCTCTCGAGCATGCCGACGGCTATGTCGTGTTGGCTGGCTGTCATGCTGCCCACCGCTCCCGACGCCGCTGGGCATCAATCTCTATCCACAGGGCCAGGTCGATCTGGTGGCCGTACTGGTAGGCCAGCGCCGGCAGTTGCCAGCCCGGCACATCCATTCGCACGCCGTCATCGTCATAGGTGATGCCCGACAAAACCTTGAACTCGAGCTCGCGGCAGCCCTGGGCGTCCCAATCGCTGTCCCAGGTGCCCGGCCGCGCCGGCTCATTCACGCAATGGGTCACCTCCACCTGGAGGACGAAACCTTCAACAATCACTTCGTAAGTCATGGTGGTCGCCTCCATTGGCGGCAGGTTCAAATCCAATCGAAAGCACTCGGCCTGGCCGCTGTTTGCCGTTGGGCGCGGAGGGAGGGCTTTCTGTTGGGTTCGAGGCGAGGGAGACGAAAGCCCCGTTGGACTTCGGGGCTTTCGGTGTAGCTCTACGATGCAGTGATCTCAGAGTCAGGTTTTTTTGGCGGGATCGTTCAGCGCCAGAACGCGGCGACCCCGGATGTCAGTCGAGGCTTTTCCCGAATGCAGGCTGGTGGATCGGTTGGCAGGCCGGCAGAGATAAGCGGTTCTGGCCGAACATGACTCAGCGCTGCGCCGATCAGAATGATCTGGAGCATGGTGGTCTCCGGTTAGGTGGTGATGCAGGTGGGCGGTTATAGGCCGCAGTTTCGTCCGCATCGGTAGTCACTGTCGCCCTTGCCATGCCCGCAAGCGGAGGCCCGTGGTTCATCCAGACAGTAACTACCGATGCGCTCTCATAGAGACGATCGGGCAGTTAACGACAGGCTGTCGTGGCGCTGGTTGTTCAGTCGTAGAGCCCGTAGCTCAGGTCATCTGGGTCGCAGTCAACCAACAGAATGGCGTTACCGAAGTACAGGGATGCCAACATGCGCTCCCACTTCGAATACACCTGCATGTCGATGGCAATTTTCTTGTCATCCAGCTTGGCGCTGTAGACCTCGCCAAACGCCATGGTTGGTTTCCAGCGATCGCCAGTTTCGCGCTCGCCCTTGATACTGATGTGCAGCGCATGTTTCAGGCTGTAGTTGCTGCGTGAGGAAGACGAGTAGTGGCTGCTCCGGTAACTGCCTTCCGGCTCAGGATCGAAGTAAATGTGCAGTGTCTTGTGGGAGTAACTGCCATCGCCTTCTTCAATGCGTATTTCCGGGCTCTCCCATTGGCTTTCGGCGGCACTTTCCTTGTGGTGATCTATGAATTCTCCGAGCAGCGCTTTCAGCGAAACTTCGCCGGCAAGCAGACCCTCACCGGTAAGCACCTCAGCTATGGACTTTTCGGCGCGCTCCAAGATGAGCGAACCCATGGCCGCTTGTTCCCAGCGCTGGCCCAGGGCGTTGGCGACGAGGGCGTTGTAGCGCTGAAGTTCGAACATGTCGGTGACGTTAGCCGGTAGTGCGGACTTGACGGCTTCCTTGATTGCCCCGCCAAAGTCGCCGTAGGAGCGAAAAGTGTCACTCACAACGTCTTTGAACAACTTATCGATGCCCTCGTCGATCAGCTCGCGAGGTCGATCAGAAAGGGCGTAGGTGCTGACGCGTTCGGCCAGCAGTTGTTGAAGCGTTTGTTCGCTCATTTGATGCTCCGTGCTTGATCGGTTGATTTCCCGTCTGGCCCTGTCGCCAAGGCCAGCCAGTGAAATCGTCATGCGATCTGCTTGAGAATTACCCGGCTGAAGGCATGAGGGTTCATGTACACCTTCAACGTCATCTGCCGGCGGCATTTGATGTAATCGCGCAGCGCAAGATCGGCCAGGTCTGCTGGGTCGACCTCAAGTGCGGCAATGGCTTCATCGACACCACCGAACCAATTCGCGAGCCGCCGGGCACATGCCGCTGCAGCTTCGTTAACCACTTCGTCGCTTGCTTCAAATACTGAACTGCTCATGGTCTTGCTCCAGTAGCCGGCGGGGTTGGTTAGGCGGTCAAAATGCCTTCAAGGCTGCTTTCGAACACTTCCAGAAACTCAGCGGGCTGCGTGATCGGATTCAGGTCTTGACCTGCGTTTTCCCCTGCGGCCACTACTGCGTCATCAAAGTCGCGGCAAACGGCTTGAGGGCCTTTAAACGCGCTAACTGCATTTGGATGCTTACGGTAGGAGGCAATGATCTTGGCTTCTTTGGCTTCGAATTCTTCGCGTGTCATTTCGTCTTGCTCCGTTCGTGGCTTCCGAATGCCTCCCGGGGTAGGAGAGGCATTTGTGAAACCAGATGAGCCCTGAATCAGGCAGAGCTCATCTCCTTGCCCTTCGGCGCTACTGGCGCGGTACGGGCCATTCAGTTTGTTGACTCCGACCGCGACCCTGTCCGCCGGATAACTGTTCACGGTGCTTTACGCTGCACACCCGGGTCAGTTGCCAACCCTCTGAACCGTTGAGGCCGGTTCATCGCTGCCTTTGAAGCGGTGGAGCTAAAGAGCGGCGGCTTTCGCCGGTTTTCAAATCTGCGCTAATCGCAGAACATGGATTGCATTATGCGCAGAATTATTTCTGCGTCAAGCGCAGATTTATAAAAATGAGGACGAAAAAAAGCCCGCGCATGGCGGGCTGATTTGGAAGGCGGGGGAGAAGCCGTTACAGGTTGGTCATTTTCGTGTCGATGACACGGCCAATGAAGTGGCAGTTATCGTCGATTTCGATTGTCCGATACTCGGGGTTTAAGGGGCGCAGGTATCGGTGGCCGGCGTCCTCGATGTACTGCTTGAAAGTCTGGTCGCCACTGTCGAGCAGCTTGACCACGTAATACTTGCCGCTGATCAGCTCAGACTCAGGGCGCACAAGGATGCGGGACCCTTCGGGAAAGCTGGGGTTGCCCGCGCAAGTCATCGAATGGCCTTTGACGTCCAGCCAGAAGCCATGGGGGCCGGCATTCTCTGTTGAAGGAATCCACACCTCTGCATCGCCTGGCTGGAAATTATCAGGCGACTCAATGAACTCTCCGGCAGCTACCCAACTGATCAATGGATATCCCTTAGGGGCCCGGCTCGGCTGCAGGCCCATCTGAACATTCGACATTCCCGTGTCCAGGTGCGTGCTGGGTTCGCCTTGCGGGGCCAGCTTAATGCCCAGGACGTTCATTATTTGTTTGAGCTTTTCGGGGGTTGTGCCCTGCAGGCCACGTTCCAGGCGCGAAAGGTTCCCAGAGTCGGAGTCGACCTGGTGCGCGAGTTCTTCAAGCGAAAGCTTCTTGGCTTTGCGTGCCGATCTGATGATCTGTCCAATATCCATGGGGGAAATTCTCCGGTGTTGCTGCGTTGCGCGCAAAGCGGTAAGCGCAGAATTTGTTTGCATTAAATCTGCGCTAATCGCAGAATCATCCCTGAAATCAACTCAGGGCATCGCCATGACTCCTTTAAAACGTGCACGAACCGCCAGGAAATGGACGCTCGCCGATGTGTCGGCACGTCTTGCCCAGCTCGGCGTCACCATCGATACCGGCAATCTCTCGCGAATTGAGCGCGGTACCCAGTGCTCTTCTGCGTCTCTGGCCGAGAGCCTGAGTCGCGTATTCGATGGAGAAATCACTGAAATCCACATCCTCTATCCGGAGCGCTTCACTGGCGGCTCCACCGCGGCGGCTTGACCATGAGCACCGACAAATTAAGCCCCGACCAGGACTCAAGAGCACGCGAGTTCGAGGCCCTGTTCTTGACCCGACTTATGTCGGTCGGACAGAAGAACGTCGCCACTTCAGTGGAATTGAGCGAGTCCGCGATAACCAACTGGAAGAAGGAAGGACTCATTGAGCGCTTCTGCAAAGCCTTGGTCGTCATGGACTTGCAGGTGGTGCCCTCCGAAGCTCAGTGCCATCCCGCCAAGTACATCGATGCGCTGCGAACTCTGGCTGAGCTTGGGTTGCAGGCTGAGCACAAGCGGCCGGGCCCGCTGGGGTGGGACTGACCATGGCCGCACTCCCGTACATGCAGCTTTACGTCGCTGATTACCTGGCCGACACCATGCACCTCACTACCGAGGAGCACGGCGCCTACCTGTTGCTGATCTTCAACTACTGGCAGACCGGGAAGCCTATTCCGAAAAACAGGCTGGCGCGCATTGCCCGGGCTTCCAGCGATCGATGGTCAGAGATTGAAAGCGCTCTTTCCGAGTTCTTCGAGGATGACGGCGAGCAATGGATTCACCTCAGGATTGAGCGCGATATCGAATCCGTCCTGACGTCACCTCGTGGCAAGAAGCTGCCAGAGGGCGACAGTATCTCGGGCTTCAAGGGGTACGTTTACTTTGTCACCGACCCGGGCTCGGACCTGGTAAAGATCGGGTATTCGAAGAACCCATGGGCGCGCTTGAGCGAGCTTCGTCGTACTTATGGCGTAGCTCTTTCCGTAGTAGCTACGGTAAAAACCGTAGAAAAATCCGAGACGACGGTTCATGCCGCGCTCGCTGAATTTCGGCATGAGGGTGAGTGGTTCAAGAAGAGCGACTGCATAAAATCCCTGATTTCAGCCGTTTCAGACGGAAAAGTAACTACCGTAGCAGAAATTCGTAGCTACGCAGACAGCTACGGTAGACCTGCTACGGCTACTACAAATACAGATACAGATACAGATACAGATATAAAACCCCCTTTATCCCCCCTTGCTGAAAATCCAGCACCGGCACCCGAGCCGAAGGCCAAACGCAAATCCCGATTGCCAGAGCCGTTCAACGTCACCGGCGATATGCGCAAGTGGGCCAGTGAACGCGCCCCAGCCGTGGGCCTGACCAACGAAACCGAAAAGTTCGTGAACTACTGGCGCGGCAACGGGGGCACCAAGGCCGACTGGATCGCAACATGGCGCACCTGGTTCCTCAAGGCCCAGGAAGACGCCAACCGCCGCATGAATCCGCCACCACGCAACGGCCAGCCACCCCTGGACATGCACAGCACCGCCTGGGCAGAGGAGCCGATCCTGTGAAGCACGTAACCGAAATCACCCAGACGCTCGACCCGCAGCAGGCCCTGGCCCAGATCCCGGTTGTTCAGCCGATCAAGGTTGACCAGAGGACCGCGGAAATCGTGAACACCGTGTTCAGCAAGCTCCAGGGAATTTACCCGGCCTGGCGTCAGGCATGGACCGACGATGCCGCCCTGGACAGCGCAAAACGCGAGTGGATCGCCGGATTCATCCAAGGCGGGATTACTTCGGACCAGCAACTGGCCTTCGGCTTCCAGCAGGCCCGCAAGGACAAGAGCCCATTCCTGCCGAAGGTCGGCCAGTTCGTGGACTGGTGCAAGCCAACCGCGGAACTGATGGGGCTACCGCATGAGGCCGATGCTTGGATTCAAGCCCTTGAGGGCAAGTACACCCACAACGCCGTCAAGATCGCAGCCGAGGCCACAAGCACGTTCGACCTGCGCACCGCCCGGGCAGACGACAAATCTCTCAAGCAGCGCTTCGAACGCAACTACGCCATCGTCATGCGCCGCGCCCAGACCGGGCAGCCGCTCGAGGGACGAATCGCCGCGGGCATCAGCCACGACAGCATGCGGCCCCGTGAGCAGATCCAGCTCGAGCACAGCCGCGCCGAAGCCGACCGCATCGTCGACACCCTCGAAATCCCCAAGGACCCAAAGGCCTGCCGCGCGCTGCTGCTGGCCAAGCTCAACATCCGGAGGCAAGACCATGCCTGATCAAAGCCCAGTAACGTTCCTGGTCCCGGGCGAAGCCGTGGGGAAGGGCAGGCCACGTGTCTCAACCATCGGCGGCCATGCCCGCATGTTCACGCCGAAGAAGACCGCAAACTACGAAACCCTGATCGCCATGGCTGCCCAGCAGGCCATGCAGGCCATGCAGGCCCGCGAGCTGATTACCGGCCCCGTGCTGCTGGAAATGAAAATCCTGGTCAGCGTGGCCGCGTCCTGGTCGAAGAAGAAAACCGCCGCGGCGCTCGCCGGCCAGGTCATGCCCACGAAAAAGCCCGACGCCGACAACGTGCTCAAGGCCATCTGCGACGGTATCAACGGCATCGTCTTCAAGGACGACGTCCAGGTGGTCAACGTCTCGATGAGCAAGCGCTTCGCAGAAAACCCGGGTGTCTTCGTCCGTGTCGTTCCGCTGCTGGGAGAATCGTCATGAAGCCAATCATGCGCTGGGCCTGCCGTGAGCTGAGCGACGGCTGGGTGATGATCGGGGTGGACGTGGACTTATCTCGCCCTGGCGAACCGGAGAGCCTGCTTGGCTACCGCAGGGCCGTGCACCCGTTCCACTTCGACGAGTCCGATACTCCGGTTATAGATTTCTACTCCGTTATCGCTGAAATGACTTACAGGGTTCAGAAGTGTTACGGGGTTGGCGCTCAACCTCACACCACCTCGCGCGCGTGCGCGTTTGGGGGCTGACCATGTCGGCCGCTGCGGAGTTGCGCGTTGATTGGTTCTCGCTGATCAACGGGATCTTGCGCGCGGGCTACTCGATCCAGTCCGCCGCAGAGGCGATTTCAGTTCCACGGTCGACGCTGATCGGCTGGAAGCAGGGCGCGGAGCCTCGATATACCGAGGGCGAGCGCCTGGTTGCGTTCTGGTGCCAGGTCACCGGGAGCGACCGTTCACGACTGCCCATGGTCGCGGTTGGCGACTGGTGGGCGTACCATTCGAAGGCCTGAATAGGAGGGAGAAGGCATGACAGACTGGAATTCAGCAAGCGAGCCCCCATCGGGGCGACCAGGGTTTTGGTCGGGCGAAGTTGCCGTTGTAACCAATCTCGGAAACCTGTTTCGAATTTCCTACTTCCAGGGGGATTACGGCGGTGTGTGGCAGCGCCCAAAGGCCTTCCAGGAAGGCGAGCAAGTCGAGTGGTGGTTACCGCTCCCGAAATAGTCAGGATTCCGACACCCCGCCCCGCCGATTCTCCACGTCATCGATGCCCAGCCACCGTGCTGGGCTTTTTTTTGCCGGGGAGAATCAACCTTGAACGCAACTCAAGACGTAGCCGTTGAGGCAACCAAAGCAGCGCCGCCAGTCATCGTGTCAGGGGCCATGCTGTTCGGCATGACGCCCGCGGAGTGGGTCACAGCGCTGACCGTGCTCTACCTGCTGCTCCAGATCGGCCTGCTGATCCCGCGCTACTGGTCGCAGTTCCGTACTTGGTTGCGGCCTGGCCCGGATGGCGCGAAGTGAGCGCCGTTCGCCAGCGCATCGCCGTGGGCATGCTGACATTGAGCATGGCCGGCTTCGGCGCCTGGAAGGCCAGCGAGGGGTTCACCGACCACGCTGTGATCCCCACCAAAGGCGACGTGCCGACCCTTGGCCATGGTTCCACGCGCTGGGAGGACGGCAGGCCGGTGAAGATGAGCGACACCATCACCCGGGCCCGGGCCGAGATCCTGGCCCGCAACCTGAACAGCCAGGCCGAGAAGGAGTTCGCCGCCAGCCTGCCAGGCGTGAAGCTCCATCAGGAAGAGTTCGACCTGTACATGGACTTTGTTGGCCAGTACGGCATGGGCACCTGGCGCAAGTCCTCAATGCGCCGCGACCTGCTGGTGGACAACTACGCCCAGGCCTGCCGCGACCTGCTCAAGTACAAGTTTGCCGCCGGCTTCGACTGCTCAACGCCGGGCAACAAGCGGTGCTGGGGTGTGTGGACTCGCCAGCTTGATCGCCACGCCAAGTGCATGGCTGCGCAATAGGGGGAAGCAATGAGCAATACCTTAGGCCCTGATGGCTATATCGTTCCGCCCATCGACATGTTCACGGATAGGCATGGACCCAATCTGCGCATGCGTGTTGATCCCGGCCAGACCGGTTTTTTCAAGCGCCGCATGTGGCGGCTCTCGTTCGAGTTCACGGCGCTGGCTGCTACACCAATCGTTCTCAAGGTGGTTATGCCGGTGAACTTCATCATCCACCACCAGGATCTATCGGTTGACGAGGGCGGAGTTGTTCTGCGCGCCTACCGCATCGGGCAGGGGGCCGAGGGCGGCACTTTTGAAACGCCAGTCCCGATGTACTCGGTCAACTTCATGACCGAAGAGGCGGCCTACACATTCCAGAGCAGCGTGACCACCGGCGGGACATTCACGCCGAGCGCGCCAGCCGTCGAGACGACTCGAGTCCGTGCAGCCACCGCCACCGCCCAGGCCTCAACGGTCAGCGGCAGCACGTTCGGCGAGCGTGGTCTTGCCGGGAGCACGTACTACCTCCAGATGAGCAATCTTCCGGGGGTATCTGGCACTAGCTCCGGTGTCTACTCGCTGATCGTGGAGGAGCGCCCGTGACCCGCTACATCATCGCAGGGCTTGCCATGGCGTTGATTGTGGCGTTGTGGCGTATTGACCATGTCAGCACCAGCCTCAGCACTGCAAAGAGGCGTGTTGGCGAGCTGGAGAGCCAGGCGCAGGCATTCGAACAAGCCATTGCTGTCCGCGACTCAATCGACCGCCAGTATCAGGAGGCAATCCGCAATGCCGAAGAATCCAAGCCACAGCTTGTTGCTGACCTCAATGCTGGTGCTCGCGTCGTGTACGTCCGCGCCGCCTGTGTGCCAGCCAATCCCAAGTCCGCCGGCGGCGCTGATGCAGCCACCCCCCAACTTGCAGCTGATGCTCGACAGGATTATGCCGACCTCGTTGTCGCCCACCGCAAAGTGACCGCCCAGGTGCTGGGCCTGCAACAGCACATCCTCACCGCCTGCACTCCTCGCAAATAGTCGGGAACCCGACAGCCTGTCACCACGATGCTGAGGCCTCTTTGATGATCTATCACCGAGGCCCACCAGCATGTCAGCACCTGACTTTACCCCCCAGATCCCCGGCGAACCGCTCGCCACCATGTCCCCGATCACGCCAGCAGTCACTGGCGCCACCGGCGGCACTCCAGAAACCAGCGAATCCATCACCGCGGCCCAGGCCCCGCAGTACAGCGCCAAGCACAACGGCGGTGGGCGCTGGATCGTAATCGACCTCAACGCCCCTAAGGTCGACGGCAAAGACGTGAAGATTGGCGATTTCGTTGGCGCCAGCAAGGAAGAGGCCGAGTTCGAAGTCTCGCGCTTGAGTGCCGGCGGCGAACCGCTCGCCCTGGACCCGGAGCGCCTGGCCGATAAGGCAGCCCTCACCACGCCAGCACCAGCCGCACGGGCTGTCGACGCTGCAACCCTGAAGCAACCAGTCATGACCCCGGACGGCTGGCTGTGCCCTGAACCACCGGCAGCGAAGGAGTAACGGCCATGGGAAGCAGACCGAAGAAACCAAAGGTCGTTGCCGCGCCTGATCCGCAGATCGAGGCGCAGAAGGCTGCCGACCTGGCCGCGCAGAAGGCCAACGAAGAAACCGCTGTTCGCAAGAAGCGCAAGGCAGAGAGCAGCCTGCTGTCCTCGGCCGGTGCCGCGGGCAGTGTCCTGGAACAAGGAAAGAGAACCCTCGGATCATGAATGCAGACCAGATCGCAAAAACGTTGAGCACCTTGAAGTCTCTCCGCTCGCCGCATGAGTCGGTCTGGCGCGATTGCTTCGATCACAGCTACCCGATCCGGGGGAGCGGCTTCTGCACTGAGCAAATCACGGCCATGGAAGCGCAGATGCGCAAGGCCAGGATGATCGACGGGACCACCACGGACGCGGCCCGGATCCTGTCGTCCGGCATCATGTCGGGGCTGACCCCGGCCAACTCCCTATGGTTCGGCATGGACGTCGGCCAGGAGACCGAGGACGAGCGCCGGTGGCTGGACGACTCGGCGGATATCCTCTGGCAGAACATCCACGCATCCAACTTCGACGCGGCCGCCTTCGAGGGGCTTATCGACGTTGTGTGCGCTGGGTGGTTTGCCCTGTACATCGACCAGGACACGGAGAAGGGCGGTTTCACCTTCGACCTGTGGCCCATTGCGAGCGTGTACGCCTCGGCGTCCAAGGCTGGCGGCAAGATCGACACGGTGTACCGCGAGTACAAGCTCACGGCAGAGCAGGCGGTGAATGAGTTCGGCGAGGAAAACCTCAGCGAGAACACTCGCAAGCTGGCCAAGGACAAGCCGCAGGAAATGGTCCGGTTCGTCCACGCCATCTATCCGCGCACCACGTACATGGTCGGCGCCCGCCTGGCCAAGAACATGCCGATCGCTTCCTGCAAGGTCGAGGTCGAGGCCAAGAAGCTGGTGAGCGAGTCCGGCTACCACGAAATGCCGGTAGTGGTACCGCGCTGGATGATGATTCCAGACAGCGTCTACGCCGTGGGCCCGGTGTTCGATGCGCTGCCAGATTCGCGCACCCTGAACGAGCTGTGCCGCATGGACCTGGCCGCCGGCGACCTGGCCATTGCCGGCATGTGGATTGCCGAGGATGACGGCGTGCTGAACCCGCGCACCGTCAAGGTGGGGCCGCGTAAGATCATCGTGGCCAACAGCACCGACAGCATGAAGCCCCTGCAAAGCGGCTCGAACTTCGAGTACGCCGAGACCAAGATCGCCCGCCTGCAGGCGTCCATCCGCAAGATCCTGATGGCCGACCAGCTCCAGGCCCAGGACGGTCCGGCGATGACCGCCACCGAGGTGCACGTCCGCGTGAACCTGATCCGCCAGCTGCTGGGCCCGGTCTATGGCCGGCTGCAAACCGAGTACCTGCAACCGCTGATCGAGCGCTGTTTCGGCATCGCCTACCGCGCCGGGGTGCTGGGCCAGGCGCCCGAGTCTCTGGCGGGGCGTAACTTCACCGTGCGTTACCTCTCGCCGCTGGCGCGCTCGCAGAAGCTGGAGGAGGTCACCGCCATTGACCAGTTCGTCGAGGGCGCCCTCGTTGTCGCCCAGGCTGACCCAACCGTCATGGACAACATCGACCTGGACGAGGCCCAGCGCTTCAAGGGCGAGGCCCTGGGCGTGCCGTCCAACATCATTCGTAGCAAGGCAGACCGCGACAAGATCCGCGAGGACAGGGCCGCAGCTGTACAGGCGCAGCAGGAGCAGGCGCAGCAGCAGATGATTCAGCAGCAGGCCGGCGAGGCGGCCATGAAGCAGCAGGCAGCAGGAGCAGCAGCATGACCAACATGACGGTCGAGCAGATCGACGCGATGTTCAAGCGCGTGTTCGAAGAGCACCACGAAGGCCGGATGGTGCTGGAACTGCTGATTCAGCGTTTCGCGCGAAACGCGGTCACGGTCGGGGGCATCGACGCCATCCTGAAAACCTACATCCAGGCCGGGCACCGTGAGGTGCTCGACCACGTTCTACTGCGGATCGACCGCGCCAACGGGCTCAACGAAGCCACCAACGAGCAAGAGGAATAACCATGCGTTTCAAGAACAGTTTCGTGCGCTTCATGGGCGCTATGTTGATGGACGAGGCCGGCGATGGTGGCGATGGTGCTGCTCCACCAGCAGCCCCCCCGGCGACTTCCGTCCTGGGCACCGCTGCGGGCACTGACTTCATCCCCGAGAAGTACCGCACCACCAAGGAAGACGGCACCCTCGACATGGAGGCCTCAGCCCGCAAGCTGGCCGAGTCCTATACCAGCCTGGAAAAGCGCATGGGTTCCGGCGATGCGCCACCCAAGACCGTCGAGGAATACGCACCGACCCTGACCGTCGAGGGCGTCACCTGGGACGAGTTCAAGACCGACCCACAGGCGCAAGAGTTCTTGAAGGGTGCTCATGAGGCCGGGCTGACCAACAAGCAGTTGGCCTATGTGGTTGACGCATTCCACAAGGCGGCTCCGGAACTGCTTGAGGGCAACGCTTTGCTGACCACCCAGGACTGCACCGCGGCGCTCAAGGCTGTCTGGACTGATGACAAGGCCATGACCTCCAACGTGCAGGCGTCTGTCCGGGCGGTCCAGGCATTTGCCAGTGATGGTGCTGCGCCGGGTAACCTCGACGCCCTGATGGCCAAGTACGGCAACGACCCGGACTTCATTGCCTTCACGGCCAACATCGGCAAAGAGCTGAAGGAAGACACCGCAATCAACGGTGGTGGCGCGGTCAGCGATGGTGACTTCGCCGTGAAAACCTCCGAGCTGCGTCAGCAGCTGCAGGACTTGCCGGCGCACGATCCGAAGCGCCCAGGCATCCAGGCCCAGCTGGATGCGATGTACGACCAGCGCTACAACAGGCAGCAATCCCGCCCGGGCTGACTCCAGCCCAAAATAGTCGGGAAACCGACACCCCCCATGCACAAACATCGCAGGCATCCCAGCAATGGGCCGGCCTGCGATGGCATGCAGACAACCGGAACGCCCCAGGCGCAGCAAAGCCGATGCACGCCAGGAATCCCGGCCCGCGATGCGGACAACCGGCAGGCAATCCCATATCTGCATTGGAGTGCATCAAATGTCCTTTCAAATCACTGAAGCCTTTGTCCAGCAGTTCGGCGACAACTTCCGCCACCTGGCACAGCAAATGACCTCGCGGTTTGAAACCCGCGTGACCATCGAGCCGAACATCGTCGGCATGTCCAAGTCCATCAACCGCCTGGGCCAGCGTACCGCCAAGCGCCGTACCACTCGCCACGGCGACACCCCGATCAACGACCAGCCACACAGCACGCGCTACGTGGACCTGTTCGACTGGGAAGACGGCGACATGATCGACGACCAGGACAAGATCCGCATGCTGGTCGATCCGACCTCTGACTACGTCAAGGCGATGGTTTCCTCGCTGAACCGTGCGAAAGACGACGTGATCATCGCGTCCATGGGCGGCAACTCCCGGTCCACCACCGGCAACATCATCCTGCCAACCACCCAGAAAATCGCGGTGGGCGGTACCGGCTTGACCAAGGCCAAGATCATCCAGGCCCGCAAGCTGTTCAGGAAGAACGAGGCGGACAACCACAACGGTGAAGAGCTGTTCATCTGCTACACCGCCGCGGCCGCCGCCGACATCCTGGCTGATACCACCCTGACCAGCCAGGACTACCTGGCGGGCAAGTTCTTGCAGGACGGCGACGTTGAAGGCAAGTGGATGGGCTTCACCTGGATTCCATCCGAGCGCACCCCGTTCGATGGCTCCACCCGCAAGCTCTACGCCTGGGCCAAGTCCGGCGTGACCTTCGGCAAGGGCGCCGATATCACCACCAAGGTGGGCGAGGATCCCGGCAAAGGGTTCAACGTCCGTATCTACGGGAAAATGTCCATCGGCTCCGTGCGGGTGGAAGAAGAGAAGGTCGTCGAGATCTCGGTAACCGAAGCCGCGTAAGCGGCTTCTTGCCTTCTCCCAATCTGATCAGGAGCAATGAATCATGGCAGTAGTAACCCTCAAGTCCACGGCCGTCACCAACTCTGACGCCTTCCCACAAACCCTGTCGCCCCAGCGAATCGATGGTGGCCGCATCCGCGAGCGTGTCGGCGTCATCGAAGCTGGCGCCGCTGATTCCATCGGCTCGGTGTATCGCCTGATGCGCATCAACTCGGTTGATCGTGTGTCGCGCCTGCTGCTGTCCTGCGATGCGATCACCACCGCGGTGGGCGATATCGGTATCTACGACATTTCGGCGGTCAACGCCGGCGCTGTCGTAGACGTCGATTTCTTCGCCTCGGCCCAGGCCCTGACCTCGGCACTGGTCAACCAGGATGTGACCCACGAAGCAGACGCGGCTGATGCCGGCACTGGCTTCGGCTTGGCCGACGTAGAGAAGCCCTTGTGGCAGGCACTTGGCCTCGCTGCTGACCCGGGCAAGCAGTACGACGTGGCAATCACCCTTACCGCTGCCGCAACTGGCGCCGGGACCGTGGTGCTGCGACTGCAGTACGTCGACGGCAACTGATTCACGGCGGGCCATGGATGGCAAACACTTACCGGGGCCGCGCGCCCCGGTCTTTTTATCTGGAGGTTGAGGATGAGCATGGCCACCGGAGTTTCGATTTGTTCCAACGCGTTGCTGATGCTCGGCGCGCAGACCATCAACGACTTTGCCGACCAGCTGAACCTGGACCGGGCCAAGCTCTGCGCCAACCTGTACCCGACTGTCCGTGATGATCTGATTCGTAGTCACCCGTGGAACTGCTGCATCAAGCGTGTAGTTCTGGCCCCTGATGCAGTGGCCCCAGCCTTCGGCTACGGCTACTCGTTCGAACTTCCCGCCGACTTCATGCGAGTGCTCGAGGTAGGGGAGAACGGCAACCAGATCGATTATCTGGTTGAGGGGCGGACGATCCAGGCAACCACCACCGTTCTGGAGCTGCGCTATGTGTTCCGCAACGAGGTAGAGAGCACCTGGGACGCGTCCCTGGTGAAGCTCGCAACCTTGGCCATGGCAGCGGCCTTGGCGTATCCAGTCACGCAGTCAGCAGCCATGCAGCAAACCATGGAGGAAAAGCTGGAAATGTCCATGCGTCGAGCACGCGCAGTGGATGGCCAGGAAGATCCACCCCAGATGCTTGGTGATGAGCGGCTTCTTGCTTCCCGCTTCGGGAGCTATTGGTAATGGCTCGCCTGACGCTTGTTCAAACCAACTTCACGGCCGGCGAAGTCTCCCCGCGCATGCTTGGCCGTGTTGACTTGGCGCGCTACCAGAACGGGGCCGAGATCATCGAGAACGCTTGGCCAGTGCTCCATGGCGGAGCTGTTCGCCGTGACGGGACACTGTACGTAGCTGCCGCCAAGTTCGCCGACAAAAAGTGCCGGCTGATCCCCTACGTGTTTAACACCGAACAGGCCTACATGTGCGAGTTCGGCGATTTCTACGTCAGGATCTATTACCCGAATGGCACTTACACAAGTGTCGAGCTGGTCAGCCCATACGCCCACACCCTGCTCGATCGCATCGATTATGTGCAGGGCGCTGACACGATGTTCATCTTCACCAACTCCGTTCCCGTCTACCGCCTGCGCAGAATCACCGATACCGAGTGGAGCCTCGCCCCAGCGCCATTCGTGACAAAGCCCTTCGATGAGAAAGGGATTGATTTTGGGGTGAGCATCACATTCAGCGACCCAAGTGTTGGGACGGGGAGGACTGCAACCTCTTCAGTTGCTGCGTTCCTGGCCGCCGATGTTGGCCGTGAGATCTGGTCAGGTGGTGGCGTGGCTCGCATCACCGCAGTCACCAGCTCGACAGTGGTTACGGTTGAAGTCTTGAACGCCTTCACCACGGCCGTTCGTCCCACCTGGTCGCTGAAAGGTTCCCCGCAGGCCTCCAACGCGCTCAGCGCCTTCACTCCGGTAGGCAGCACCGTGACCATGACCCTGGCGCTCGCCGGGTGGCGTATCGACGACGTTGGGAAGTTCGTCAAGATCAATGGTGGTCTTCTGGAAATCAGCGCATATACAAGCCCGACAGTGGTCTCTGGGTTGATCAGGTCGGCGCCAACTTCCGCTACTGCTTCGCCGGCCAATGCCTGGTCACTTGAAGCGTCCGTATGGAATGACGTCGACGGGTACCCAGGAGCTGGAACACTTTATGAACAGCGCCTTGCCCTGGGCGGCTCTGTGAACTACCCGCAAACCATCTGGGAGTCACGCACGGGCGAGTACCTGAACTTCGAGCTGGGCACCAAGGACGACGACGCGCTTTCCTACAACCTGTCTTCCGACCAGATAAACCCGATCCTGCACATGGGGCAGATCAACGCCCTGATTCCCCTGACCTATGGCGGAGAGTTCACGGTCAGCGGTGGGGTGGAGAAGTCGATCACACCGACAAACATCCGTGCAAAGAACCCGTCGGTTTATGGCTGCAACCGTGTTCGTCCGGTACGCATCGGCAACGAGCTGTATTTCGTCCAGCGTGCCAACCGCAAGCTGCGGGCCATGGCCTACAAGTACGACTCCGACACCTTCGGGTCGCCTGATATGTCCGTGCTGTCCGAGCATGCGACCAAGTCCGGCATCGTAGACATGGCCTATCAGCAAGAGCCTGAGTCGATCCTGTTCATGGTCCGCGCCGATGGCGTGATGGCGACAATGACCGTCGACCGGGACCAGGATGTTATTGGCTGGGCGCGCCAGGTCACTGACGGCGCGTTTGAGTCGGTGGCATCGATACCGACCGCCGACGGCGACCAGGTGTGGTGCGTTGTTCGAAGGACTGTAAACGGCCAGAACGTCCGCTACATCGAGCGGTTCAATCAGGGCATCCGTGTTGACTGCGGCGTGTTTGCGATAAGCGAGGTCGGGCAGAGCGTATGGGGAGGCCTGGCACACCTGGAAGGCATGACGGTGGATATCGTCGCCGACGGCGTGGTGATGCAGCAGCAGGTGGTCACCGGCGGACAGATAACGCTCCCTCGCACGGCCAAGTACGTGCAGATTGGCCTCAACTTCAAGACCAGGATCAAGACGCTGACCCCGGAAGTGCAGGGCAATACCGGCAGTGTTCAGGGGAACAGCATGCGCATCGGAGAGGTGACGCTGCGCTTTCTGGAGACCATCGGCTGCAAGATCAATGGCCAGACCGTCGCGTTCCGGAATCTCGGGGCCCAGGTACTGGACCATCCGCCAGTCTTGTTCACTGGCGTGCATCGCCTGGAGAACCTTGGGTGGGAACGTGGGCAGGCCTCCTTGCTGATCGAGCAGGACCAGCCTTTGCCGTTCCACCTTCTTAGCGTCATCAAGAAAGCCACATTCAACGATTGAGGGTTCACCAATGATCAGGCCTGCCAAGCATTCCGATGTGCCGCGACTTGTCGAGTTGGCCGTGCTTCTGCACTCCACAAGTAACTACTCGAGCATGGGCTTCTCGGCCGAGAAAACCGGCAGCTTTCTGCATGACCTGATCAATGGTCAGGGTGGCGTGGTGTTTGTTGCGGAGGTTGGTGGGGTGGTGGTGGGCGGCATGGCCGGAGGCATCACCGATCAGTGGTTCAGCGATGATCTGATCGCTTACGACTACTCGATCTTCATCGAGCCTGCACGACGCAGTGGCATTACTGCAGTCCGCCTGATCAGCACGTTTGAGCAGTGGGCGCGCATCAAGGGAGCCAAGCAACTCCACATGGGGATTGGCACAGGAATCAACGTCGAAGGCACCGTGCGGCTGTACCAGTCGTGCGGGCTCAATCACTTCGGCCCACTCATGATGAAGGAACTTTGATATGGCAATCACAGCGGCAACAGCCGCCTATGCCGCGCTCGCAGCCGCGACGGCCTACTCGGTTTACACGACCCAGCAATCTGGCAAGCAGGCACAGCTCAACGCTGATGCACAGGCCGACCAGGCGCGCCTGGACGCAGAGACGGAGGCGAGCGCCGCGGTAGTGCAGGCCGACCGCATCCGCAGGCTTGCACGCAACCAGGCGAGCCAGGCCAATGCGGCCCTGGCTGCATCTGGCGTTGAGGTGGGGGCCGGTACCGCGATCAACATCAACGAGGAGATCATCGGCAACGCCGAAGAAGACGCCGTGTTGACCATCTTCAACGGAAAGAACAAGCAGGCCAGGCTCTACAACGACGCCAGCAATTACAGCTTGGCGGGCGATCAGGCCAAGTCGGCGGCCAATGCGCAGTCATTTGGCACCGTGCTTTCTGCTGGCGCCAAGGCCGCAAGCGGATGGAAGGCATCGGCTGCTGGTCGAAACGGAACAACTCCCCAGGCCGGAGGCAACTTGTAATGGCGCAAATCCCGCTGGGTAACTTTGACCGTGTTGCGGTCACCCAGGAAGTGACGCCAAACCGCGTCATTATCAACGACAACAGTGGCCAGGCACAGGCCGCGCAACAAGCCGCGAATACGGTTCAGAAGGCAGCGTTCAGCTTGCTGGACCAGCAGCGCGAGGAAGACCAGGCCCTTGCCAGGGTGAAGGCCAGTAACGCGGTGATCGATCGTGAATCGCAGATCAAGACCATCACGGCTGACCTCGACGAGCAGATGCGCCTGGGCAAGCTCAGCTACGACAAGTCGGAGGAAGCCTACAACACAGCAGTGTCGAAGCTGGACCCCATTGAAACCCCAGGCCTTGATGAGGCCCAGAAGGGCGCTATTGGCAATTCGCTGAAGCGCTTGCAGCTCGGTGGCCTGGACCAGGTGCGTGCGTCTTCAGCCAAAGGGAGAATTCTCGCCGCACAGAGCGATCTGACCTCGCGCATGGATATGCTAGGGAAGGATGCAGCTTTGCCCGGGGCCAATGTCGATCAGATCAACGCCCGCATGGATGCCGAGGATATCGACACCGCCGGGCGCCTGGCTTTCGGCGAGGCCTGGGCCAGCAAGAAGCAGGAGTTCAAGGACAGCAATTGGACTACGCACGCAACCCAGCGGGTGATTGGTGCCCGTGACAGCCTGGGCAACCTGCAGCAGGTCGAGCACGACCTCACCGCTGCGGATGGGTTCTATGCCCAGAAGCTTGACCCGGAAAAGCGTAACCAGCTGCTGAACACCGTCACCGGCCGCATCTTCCAGGTGAAGGAGCATCAGCAGCGCCAGGCCGAAATGCGGGAAATGAAGGCCGAGCGCGCGCTTACCCAGATGGACCGGCAAGCCGCCAGCGGTATTCCGCCGACGCCGGCGGATCAGCAGCGGTGGAAGGCAACGCTCTCTGGCACGTCTATGGCAGGCGAGTACAACACCCGCATCGGTGAAATGAACGAAGTGCAGCAGTTGCTCCGGCAGCCGATCCCCGTGCAACAGCAGTACATCGACCGCAAGCGTCAGCAGATGGCGGCCAACGGCGGTAGCGTCACCGAGCAGGCCAACGTCAATCGGTTGCAGGCCGCCGTGGACAACAACACCAAGCTACTGCGCGACAATCCGCTGACCTTCAATGCCATGCGTACCGGCTCAGATGTTGAGCCGCTTGACGTTTCAGGCATCGCCACCCCGGAAGGACAGGCGAAGTTGGGCGAGCAGATCGCCGGCCGCTTCGACGTGGTGAACTCCGTTCGCAAGGCCTATGGGCCAGAGGTCGCACGTAACCCCTGGAAGCCAGAAGAGCAGACCATGCTGGCAGCCCTGCTGGGGCAGGCGGACGACGGGACGAAGTTGCAGCTGCTGGGCGCTATCGCTGCGTCAGCACCATCTGGCGCTGACTACGCAGCAGCCATCAAACCGCTTGCCGCAGATCAGCCCATCACTGTGCTGGCCGGCCTGGCGCAGTTCCGCGGGCTCAAGGGGACCGACGGAACCGATGTTCCCAAGACCCTGCTGTCCGGTGCCAAGGTGTTGGCCGACAAGTCGACGCCAATGCCCAAGGACAACCTGTTCCGTGAGGCGTTCGACGAGCAGGTTGGCAACTCCCTGGTGCCGGGAACCCCACAGCGCGAACAGGCCTACTTGGCCTTCAAGTCGTTGTATGCCGGCATGGCCGGGCCGAAGGGCATCAAGCACGAAGGCCCATCGCCAGAAGTGGACAGCGACCTTGTAGAGCAGGCTGTGACCATGGCCACTGGCGGTATCGGAGAGCGTGGCGGGGTGAAGGTGGTGAAGCCATACGGCATGGATGACGAAGCCTTCAACAAGGCCGTTGACATGGAGCTGGATGGCCTCGCTACCCGTAGCAAGTTCCCGATTGGGCAGCTGGAGGATATGCCGCTGTCACCCGTTCCAGGGCGGGAAGGCTCCTACTACCTGCTGAACGCGGGCCGGGTGCAGATTGACCCGGCGACCAACGAACCCATGGTGGTGAAAGTCAAATGAGCTGGCTAGACGGATTGGTCGAGGAAAACGAGGCGGCGAGCCAGGACCAGAGACTGGAGCGCACTGAAGAGCGTCCGGTGCCCGGGGCGTTTACTGGGGCGCTGGATACCCTGGGGCCCAACCTGCTCCGCGGCGGGCTTGAAGCTGGCGCTGCCGTTGAATCTGGTTTCAGTTCCCTGTGGCAGGGCAGCCTGGATGCGGCGGCTAGCCTGCTGCTGCCCGAGCCTAAGTTCGGTGGCACTCCGGACGTAACCAGCGCTGAGCGGTCCAGCCAGGAAACCCTGGGGCAGGGCACGGCCAAGGCGGTCATGGACCTGCGACCAGATCCAGCAGAGGTCGGTATCGTTGGGCAGATCCTGGGCGAGGCTGCAGCTGTTCTGCCAAGAACTGTGGCCGGCACGGTCCTTGGTGGTCCTGTCGGCGGTGCTGTAGCTGCTGGGGCGCCTGCTGGCTACAGCGGTAAGCAGGTCGGCATGGCCGAGGGCTTGGACGAGTCCACAGCCACCTACAAGGGCTTGATCGACGCGGCAACCGTGGGCATCGGCGCGGCGTTGCCGGCGGCGCGATTCGTCGGCCCAGTCGTTGGTGATGCTGCAATCGCCGTTGGCGCCAACGTGGGCTTGGGCATGGCCGGCCGCGGCGCTACCGCCGCGCTGCTGGACAGCAACGGATATGCCGCCCAGGCCGCGCAGTATCGGGCAATGGATGGTACGGCCATCCTGACGGATGCGGTCCTGGGGGCTGCCTTCTTCGGCATTGGCCGCGCGGGCATGCGCAGGCCGACCAGCGACCAGGTGGCGGCCGCACTCACCGAGCGCAGCGTCCAGCACGCCGATATCGATACGGCGCCCGGGGCGCCGATCAACCCGCGATCAGCTGTTGCGCACCAGGATGCGATCCGCACGGCTATCGATCAGTTGAGCCGCGGCGAGCCGGTTGTGCTGCCCGAAAGCATCCACTCCGCGGAGTTCCTGCGAACTGCCGAGGATTCCTCGGTAGTTGCCCCGAGCCGTGATGTGGCCTTGGCCACTGCCCGCCAGGATCTGGAGCCGACGCTGCGTATCGAGCTGGAACAGGAAGCCGCCGGCATTCTGCCCAACGTGAAGGACGTTAAAGCCGAGCTGTCCGCTGTATCCCGCAGCCTGGAAGGCCTGGACAGCACATTCAAGGCCAGGGCCAAGGAGTTCCAGCAGCAGGGCCAGAGCCGAAAGCAGGCCGAGCAGTCAGCGCGCCAGGCCATTGAGTCTGAGCGCCTGGACCTTGCCGACCGCCAGGCGTCGCTGAATGACTCTCTTGGCGGCAACCGTAGTGCCGAACTGGCACGGGCCGATCTGGCTGCCATGGATCGCGGCGAAACGCCAAAGCGCTTGCAGGACCGGATGGCCAAGCGGGCTGACACTATCGCGAAGGGCTTCGACAAGACCCCGCTCGCGGCCGGTATCGCCGAGGGAAATAGCCAGCTGACCATGGCCCAAATCGCCCGCCAGGAAATCGCCCGAATCCTGGACGATATCGAGCGCGCTGACCCACGCATTGAGCCGGTTCCGCTGGAAATGCCCACCATGATCGAAGCCAGTCCGGGTAAGGGTTCAAGCCCGAAAGTTGGAGACTCGGCCACCAGGGCAGAAGCGGCCTCCACCGGTGGGGATAGTCCCGGCGAGAAGCCGAGCACCCGCCAGGGTGAACCAGCCAATACTACTGCCACTGATCCAGAAATTGCCGTCGTCGACGAGATCCTGGCCCGGGTCGATGATATGCGCCTGGCCACCGGCGCCCTGGACGAGGGGGGCAACCCTGTAACCGTGTCAGCGCGCGAACTGCTGGCCAGCGCTGATGCCGATATCGTCCGGGCACAGGAAGAGTCCCGAGGGTTCGCTGCCGCGGCCGCTTGCTTCCTGCAGAGAGGTTTTTAAATGTGGGGGAAAGTCACTTTTAAATAGTCGGGAAACCGTCTATCCCCGAACCATAGGCTTGCCTCCATTCCTACAGGAGGCAAGCCATGCGCCCCGAATGCATCCAAGCCGTCACCCAGGCCATCGGCCGTTCCCTCAACCAGCAAGAAATCCAGGGCATCGAGAACCGCGTGCGCCGCAACATGAAGCAGCTGGCGCAGACCGATACCGCCTGGCAATCGAAGTCGATCGCCGACCGCCTCAACGAGTCAGCCGCCAAGGCTGCCAAGGAGCTAGTGGACGAGGCCAACCTCAAGAAAAAGCGGGTGGCGCTGACCATCATGGCCCACGACCGTATTCAGAGCTTCATGGCGCGCTTCCCTGACCAGCCGCTCGAAGGCCTGGACCGGCTTCTGGCTTTCTCCAGCGACGGCAAGAGCGGTATTCAGTCCATAGAGTCGGCCACCCGCGCAATCCGTGACGATTCGCTGAGTCGCATGCTGGAGGTCATCGACCAGACCAAGGGCAAGCTTCTTGGGCTGTTCCAAGACGAAGCCGGCAATCTGGCGTTAGTGCGCGAGCTTCGGGGCACAGACTCCGGGGTGCCTACGGCTAAGCTGGCGGCAAAGGCATACAAGGACGTGACCGATCAACTGCGGGAGCGATTCAACCGAGCCGGCGGCGATATTGGGAATCTGGACGACTGGGGGACGCCACAAGATCAATCACAAACACGTGTGGCCAAGGACAAGGCCAAGTGGGTTGGCGACCATATCCAGTGGGTCAACCGCGCCAAGTACATGAAGGAAGACGGCACGCCGATGAATGACGCCGAGCTAACGGACTTCCTCAACCATGCGTGGCAAACCCTTGCCACCGGCGGAATCAACAAACTGGAGCCCGGCCACGCCGCCGGTAACGGCATGCGCGCCAATCGCGGGAGCGAGTCACGCCAGATCCACTACAAGGACGCCGAAAGCTTCATCGCCGCTCAGAAGGCCTATGGTGAGCGCAACCTCCTGGAACTGCTGATCGGCCATATTGATCGGGCGTCCCGCGACATTGCCCTGGTCGAAGCCCTGGGTCCGAATCCGTCCAACCAGATGCGTTACTTCTTGGACGAAGGACAGAAGGCTCAAACCAATAAAGCTCTATTGGTGCCAGGGAAGAAGGGCGAAAAGGCCCGTAAAGCTGTTGAAAAGAAGCGCTTGAAAATTGAGCGTTTGTTCGAAGAGGTGGCAGGCACTCGCGAGCCGCCAGCATCGGCTGCCATAGCGAACGGGTTCGATACATATCGGGCGCTTAACGTAGCCAGCCGCCTGGGCTCTGCCGTCATCACATCGATTACCGACATGGCGACAGTAGGGCTTACGGCTGTAATGAACGGAATGCCGGTCATGAAGGTGTTCGCCAACGAGATCCGCATGCTCAACCCGGCGAGCGCGACTGATCGGCGGCTGGCGCAGCGCAGAGGACTTGGCCTCAACCAGTTGATTGGCAGCTTGAACCGGTTCGGTGCCGATGGTCTTGGCACCAATGAGCAGATTTCTGGCCGTATCTCGAAGTTCTCCCAGACCACCGCCAGCAAGATCATGCAGCTCTCTGCTATGAATGCGATGACCTCCGGGATGCAGCGGGCGTTCGGCGCCACGATGATGGACACCATCGGCGACATGTCGCGCCGGCACCAGACCATCGCTGCGATGGACCCAGCCGACAGCAAGCGGCTGCTTGGGCAGGGCGTCACCGAGACGGATTGGTCCGTGTGGCGCCTGGCTCAGCCCGAGGACTGGCGCGGCGTAGGCGACACGGTGTTGACCGCGAATAGCATCTACCGCATCCCGAATGCTGACTTGGTGCCGCTGGCGCAGCAGCTCAAGACGACCCCTCAGCGTCTCAAGGACCAGGCCGCCACCAAGCTGCTGGGCACTGTACTGGACGAAACCAACATGGCGATCATCGAGCCCGGGGCCAGGGAGAAGGCATTCATGTATGGAAATATCCGGCGCGGGACGTGGGGAGGGGAGCTGCAGCGTTCTTTCTGGCAATTCAAAAGCTTCTCTATCGCCATGATGACCAGGCATTTCAACCGCGCCATGTCTCAGGAGACGGGCTGGGGTAAGGCTGGGTACATGGCTGCACTGATGGCCAGTACCACAGTGCTTGGTGGTATGGCCATTCAGCTGAGTGAGATTGTGAGCGGCAGGGACCCGAAGAACATGCTCGACGACAAGTTGCTGGGCGTCCCTGGTCTGCGCTTCGGTGCCGCAGCGTTTCTCAAGGGGGGATCGCTAGGGCTGTATGGCGACTTCCTTTTCAGTAACCAGACCCAGGGCGGCCAATCCGCCTTAGCCGCTATCGGCGGTCCAATTGCTGGGGACATTGAATCCATATTCAAGCTTAAGGGCACTGCCGCTGACGGCAAGGGGCCGCAAGTTGGCGGCAACCTTGTGCGCCTCGCCAAGTCCCATACCCCTGGTGCAAACCTCTGGTACACGAAGGCCGCCACCGACCACCTGATCTTCAACCAGTTGCAAGAGTATTTCTCCCCCGGCTACCTGCGCCGCATGAAGCAGCGTGCCCGGAAAGAGTTCAAGCAATCGTACTGGTGGGAACCGGGCGACACTTCGCCAGATCGCGCGCCGAACCTTGGCGCCGCAGTAGGGGGGCGCTGATATGCGCGACGATCAAATCACCCGCTTGCAAGCGCTCAGCGAACGCCTGGGAGAGGTTGTTATCACTGAGGTGGATCCGCACAACTGGCCTGGCGCCGAGAAGCCGCCGGCGGACCTGACCCAGCAGGAGCGCGGCGACCGCTACTGGTGCAAGAAGAACGCGGCCGCCACCATGACCTTGTTGCTCAAGGTGGTGAACATCGCCGGCATCATGAACCGCCAGAGGCCAGCGCCAGACGCTGGCCACAGTATCGACGAGCTGGACGGCGAGCTGGCGGCTGCAGAGCGCGAGGCCCAGGCCATCATCGATCGGATGAAAAAGGACGGGCATGTCCACTGAGCCTGAGCCGACCGAGAAGAAAGTCAGCCTGCTGGTTTTTTTTCTCATCTGGGCCAAGCGCATGCGCTGGCAGGTGCCGGATATCCATGTCCGGGCACTCATATGGCTGGAGGCCAAAGGGCCTCTGGCCGTTTTGCGTTGTTTTCGCGGTTTCGGCAAGTCGACGCTGCTGGCGATCTACAACGCCTGGCTGTATTACCGCGACCCTGCGTTCCGCATCCTTCACCAGTCCGAGTCGGACCCCACGGCCTACAAGACCAGCCGTGATACACAAAACGTTATCCGCAACCATCCGCTGACTCGCCACCTGTTGCCGCCCAATCAGGGCACAGTCGAGCAATGGTGGGTTGAGGGCGCCGCTGACTTCCGTAATGCCTCGATGTTCGCCAAGGGCATCCTGTCGAACGTGACCTCGGCCCGCGCTGACGAATGCCAGAACGATGACGTGGAGGTGCCCCGCAACATTCAGACGCCCGAGGCCCGGGAAAAACTGCGGTATCGCTTGGGTGAGCAAACTCACATCCTGGTGCCGGGCGGCAGCAAGCTGTACATCGGCACGCCGCATACACATGACAGTCTGTACGACGAACTGGAGAGCATGGGCGCCGACTGCCTGACCATCCGCATGTTCGCCCTGGAACATCGAATTGAAGAGGCTAAGAACAACGCCTACGACGTTCCTTTCGTTCCGGACGTGGTGTTTTCCGGGATCGGCAAGCACGCCCGCGTCCTGGTGCTGGGCACTGACTACCAACTGACCAAGACTGGTATTGCCTTCTTCACGCCCCCGGGCACGCTGATCGACTGTTACGCCGGCAGCGCCTGGCCCGAGCGATTCGACATGGCCACGCTGGAGACTCGCCGGCGAGAGACCCGCACCATCAACGAATGGGACTCGCAGTATCAGCTCCACTCGAAGCCGGTCACAGAAGTTCGCCTTGATCCAGCCAGGATCATCCCCTACGACGTCCAACCGACCATGCGCTACGCCAACAACGCGGCAGCCATGTACCTGGGGTCAACCCAGATTGTCGGCGCTGTGGCGTATTGGGACTGTTCCCTGGGAAAGATCAAGTCGGACGCCTCGGCCTTCTCCCTGATTCTTACCGACGCCCGCGGCCAGCTTTACTGGCACCTGGCAAAAGGATTGACCGGAGAGATCGCAGAGTTCGACGAGCGCGACCGCATCAACGGCGGCCAGGTTCACCAGATCCGCGAGCTGGTCATTCAATACCAGATCCCCCGGGTGATCATCGAAACCAACGGACCTGGTGGGTTTGCCCCGGCAATCCTCAAACAAGCCCTCAAGGGTACGGGCTGCGGGATTGGTGAGGAGCACAGCAGCGCCAACAAGCAAAAACGCATCCTCGATGCCTTCGAGCCGCCATTATCGGCCCGCTTCCTGTGGGCCCACGTCGATGTGCTGCGCACGATCTGGGATCAGATGCGCGACTTCAATCCAGCCCTGACCAACCAGGACGACGACTACATCGATTCCGGTGCTGGCGCGATCAGCCAAACCCCCGTCCGCATTGGGCGAATAGTCGGGAAACCGACAGAGGCCCGGCGGGACGATTGGCGCCCAGATGCGGGCGTGCATGAGGTTCAAGTGGACTATTAGCCCGCCACCACCAAAGGGGCGAAGTATGTCAGTTCAACCAGGTCCAACCGAAAAGCGTTATGCGGCGAACGGCGTATCGCTCACCTACACGATCCCATTTCTTTTGCTTGCAGCTAGTGATCTGCAGGTTTTTTTGAATGGGGTTGAAATCACCACCGGGTTCTCCCTTTCAGGGGTCGGCAACCCTACCAGCGAAATTGCATTTGTCGTTGCCCCGACTGGTGACCTGCTCCTGGTGCTGAACGTGCCGTTTCAGCGATTGGTCGACTACCAGGAGAACGGAGATTTTCTTTCGTCAACGGTAAACCGTGATTTCGACAGGATCTGGCAGGCCCTGAAGCAGCTTCTAAGGTGGTCTGATAGGTCGCTTCGGCTCGGCGACAGCGACGTTGATGGATCTGGGTGGTACCGGGCTGGGGGCAATGGCATCAGGGGATTAAGTGATCCTGTCGAACTGCAGGATGCCGCGACAAAGAATTGGGCCGAGCAATACATCGGTGGCTTGATTGAGCAGGGACAAGGGCCGACCAACAATGCAGCCAACGTTCTGTACGTCGGTCCTGACGGTGTCACTGTAACTGTTCAGAGCTTATCTGGTCCTGCTGGCTCTAACCTGATTGGCTTCCTTCAGGCCGGCACCGGTGCTGTATCGCGGACGATGCAGAGCAAGGCGAGGGAGACGATCAGTGCACTCGATTTCGGGGTGGCCGGAGACGGCATTGCGGATGACACCGCAAAGCTACAGCTTGCGATAAATGCTGCTCGGTCGTTTTCGAAAACGCTGTACATTCCCAAAGGTACGTACAAAACAAGTTCCGTACTCAACATAAGTGGTGTACGAATTATTGGTGATGCACTTGGTTACCGAAATAGCAGCGGAACTGTAATCCAGGGGAGTGGCGCGCACGATATTTTCACTCAGTCTACGGCTACTCTTGATGATACATGGACTGAACTTCACGACATTCGAATCAAGGGAGGATTGTGGGGGATCAAATGTCGGTACATGATAAGTTCGCAATGGTCAAATATCGTTATTACTGATTGTCAGAACGGCATTCAAATGGGCAACTCAACCGATGCCGGCCCGCTTCTTAACGTGTTCAATCATATTGATATTGATGTTGTTGATACGGCACTAGATCTTAACGGAAACGGATTCGTTAACTCAAACGTATTCAATCAGTGCCAATTCAAAGGACTACAATTTGCGGCAAGGATCAGGTGTACTGGAGGCATTGGCGCCGTAGGGAACGTTTTCAATAGTACGAACTTCATGGGCGATCGTTATGGCGCAACCGTTGAGAACACAAAAAATATCGCATTCAATGAATGTTACTTCGAATCGCATGGCCCATCAGTAGGGTTTCTTGGTGTAAACATAGGGTGGTCTCTTGATGACTGCACGTTTGCTGGCTTAAGAAACGATAACGCAACAACTAAAACGTCGTTTCTTTATCACTTTGTTGGTAACGTTTGCCGCGGAGCGGTCAAGGGTGGGTATGTTTATATCCCGACTGGAACCGTATTTAATAACCAGAGCCTTTTAGCTTCTGAGGATCCAGCAAGCTTCTTCGTTAATCTGATTGATGAGCCAGAGCAAGACGTTGCAGCGTCCGGATTCGTTATTTTTAACGCCAGCCTACTTAGTCAGAATCTGATTTATTCAAAGGCATCAACTTATGTTCCGACATGGAGTGGAACGGTGGGCAACGGAACCATCCGCGGTAGGTGGGTCCGAGAAGGGAATATCGTCACAGTGAGCCTGTACCTTCTGTTCGGCACAACCACCGCGCCAGGCGGGACGTTCTGGACTTTCGGCCTGCCATTCGCATCTCGAGAAAATGCCGTAGGCTCTGTCCTTATGCGCGATGCGGGAACAAACTTCTACACGGGAGTGGCAGCCCTTAACTCTGGTGTGAGCAGCTTTACGATCAACGTGAACGGAACGGCCAACCTTGTAGGCCCAACCGTTCCTTTCACCTGGGGATCGACTGACGACATCAGCATAACGCTGACGTATCAGTGCTGACTTGCTGGCCCTGGCTAAGCGCCAGGGCTCGCTGCTTTAGAAAGCTTGCTGCCGGTCGACGGCCTGGACATCAACTTCAGCAGTGGCCTTTCCAGGAGCGTGAATGCTATAGCCCCAATAAGCAGTGAAAGCAGCACTGCGGCGACTACCATTTCTGGTCCAGGTTTGTACGGCCAGACCCAGCTGATAATCCAGATCGCTATCGCATGGAACAGATAGATGGAGTAGCTGGACTCACCGAGAAACTGAGTTGCTCGATGCTTAATAATCGCAGATCCTTCAAACCCAAGTGCGCCCAGCACAAGAAGTACACTCGGTATTCCCCAGGCAAGAACCCCATCTGAATTGTTGAAATTTTGAATCGTAAACATCAGCACGGAAGCAGCAAGAAAAATGGCAGCCTCCGGCTTTTTTGGCCGGTATCCAGCTTTTACAGCATGTCCGATAACTAGTCCTGCTGCGAACTCAAGTATTACTTGATTGAAGTAATACTGCTCGCCTCCCTTGATTCCATAAAATGCAGTTCCTAATGCGGCTATTAGGCATATAGATGCTGGCACTGCAAGTCGGCCGATGCAAAGCATTAACCCCAATACTGCATAGAAGAACATTTCGTAATTCAGTGTCCAGCCAGGGTAAAGAATTGGCATGTTAAAGCCAGTCGGCGGCGGGGCAAAAATGAAAGATCTAAATATGTGCTCTGATGACGGCGGAACTTCCGGGTAGCGAGTATAGAAGTAGGCAACGGCTATCGCCGAAGCAATCCAGTACATCGGGATTACTCTAATGCATCGCTTTTTCATGAATTCAAATGGGTTGGTTGTATCCTTTATTGATAGGCACATAACCACGCCGCTGATAACAAAGAATAAGTCTACTCCAGCCGCGCCTGCTCGAAAGTTAATGTGTGGAAACAATGAAAGTGCGTGAAATATTACAACCGATATTGCCCCAAGCCCGCGAAGAGCTTGAAGTGATTGCAGTTGTTTGTTGCTCGTTTGATTATTGGGTTTCATGTGTTTAGTCTTATAGCGGGCGTGATGGCGCGGACCGGAATGTATCAGAATCCAAAAAATCCAGATACATGCGGTCAGCCCATTGCCCTGGTTGATTTGTGATATGCAGTTGAGCAGGTGAGTGCTGTGCCAGAGAGCGGAAAAAAGTACAGCATCTAGTACGTTGGTTCTTGTTGGTTCGTAAAGTTACGAGTAAATGCTGGTGTTTTTTCGACAGGTTCGATTCCTGTCTCGGGCACCAGTTGGCAGTTCAAGACGTATAAACAACAAAGCCCGCATCGAGCGGGCTTTGTCGTGTTTATTGGCCTTGAATCACTTCACCTTGCTTCTCAGATCCTCGAGGCTGCGTTTGAGTTGGTCCAGATTCTGGCCCTGATTGCTGACCTCGCTCTTGAGGCTGGACAGCTCGCTGGAGCTCGAACTGGAGCTTGAGCTGCTGCCACGCTTGAGGTCATCGATCTGATTCGCCAGCTTGTCCAGAGTGCTGGCCTGGCTGCTGACTGTGCTCTTGAGGCTGGACAGCTCGCTGGAGCTCGAACTGGAGCTTGAGCTGCTGCCGCGCTTGAGGTCATCGATCTGATTCGCCAGCTTGTCCAGGGTGCTGGCCTGGCTGCTGACTGTGCTCTTGAGGCTGGACAGCTCGCTGGAGCTCGAACTGGAGCTTGAGCTGTTGCCACGCTTGAGCTCCTCGATCTGTTTGCCGAGCTTGTCCAGTTCGCTGGCCTGATCGCTGGTAACGCGCTTGAGGTTGTTCACTTCACTGGTGCTCGAACTGGAGCTTGTGCCGCTGTTGCGCTTGAACTCTTCAAGCTGGGTTTCCAGTTTCTTCAGCTGGTTGGCTTGCTCGCCGGTGGTTTTCTTGAGGTTGCTCACCTCGCTGGCAGTGGAGCTGGAGCTGCTGCCGGTGTTGCGTTTGAGCTCTTCGATCAGGCGCGCCTGGCTGTTGACGATGTCCTTGAGCTTTTCCAGCTCGGCGCTGCTGCTCTTGAGGCCATCCTGCAGCTTTTGCAGGTCGTCCACGGTGAAGCCGCTGGGGCGCACGGTGTACTTGAGGTCTACTTCCTGGTGCAGGGCCGAGATCCTGTCCGAGTACGAGGCGCTGCTGGAGTTGAATTCGACGGCCTGGGCGGAGAGTGACAGGCTGCTGAGGATCAGGGTGGAGAGGCTGGTGGCGAGGAAGGCGGACGAACGCTGAGTGCGGCTGAACATCACTGGGTTTCCTTGTGAAGTGCCGATATGGCACATCGCTATGACTGCGTTCTTGCCTTCTTGTTCCAGGGGCAAGAAGGCGGCTCGGGGAGAGGAATGTAACAACGTATTTTTCGTGAAAGTGCCTTGAGCAAACGGACAGGTTTTTTGTCGGTGCGCTGTAAGGATTCGTATGCATCCGCAGACAAAGGCCCTATATTCGCAGCCTGTCTGAATGGTTTTCAGATGATCCCGAATGGTTCACGGCCAGATAAATCGGCTTTCACAGCGCTTTTTTGCGGCAAAGAGATCCCAACGATCCAGATCCATCTTCCATTCCCATGATCAGAGAGAACGAGATGATTCCTAAAGAAGCCAGAATTGACGTAGCCCTTGAAAAGTACCTGGCTGCCACGCCTTCCTTGCAGGAAGAAATCAGCGCCCTGAGCCCGCAGGAGCAGAAGCAGCAGGCCCAGTGGGCGTTCGAGGACGAAGCGGAGTCGCGCGGCATCGAGCCGTGGGAGCTTGTGCTGGAATTGATCGCCGAGTCGCCCGAGGAACTCAAGGCCATGCGGCTGGAGGTCCACCAGGAAGTCGCTGAGGCCCTGGGCATGGACCTTCAGGACTACCTGGAACTCAACGAAATCGACGACTGA